GCACAGGTGAGCTTGCCCAACGCCTAAAAATGTCCAAAGGCACTCTTTGTAATTGGAGAACTGCCAAACCAAAGAAAGGGCCAAACTATGTAAAACGAAAAGACACGGGCAGAATTTATTATCCTATATCGGAAGTAGAAGAATACGAAGCTAAACAAACGGAGTTTATTAAAGTAACGGAGATTTAAAGGGGGTTACGATTTTTAGAGGAGAACAATATTGGATCACAGTAGCATTAGTCCATCATCTTTTAAGCGTTGGAGTAACTGTCCAGCTTCCCCATCTTTATCATCACTTGCAGAAGAAAGACCTGTGCATATAGCAGCTATTAGAGGAACAAAGAAACATGAGATTAGTGAATCCATCTTATATGACAGAAGTAAGCCAGAAGAATTTTTAGGCACAATTCACAAGATACAAGGTCATAAAATAATTATTGAGCAAGAAGATTTAGATGACATAAAAGTTTACACCGACTTTATAAAAACGAAAAAGAAAGAAATGAAAGGGGAGTTATATTTAGAAAGAAAGTTTGAATTGGGTGAAGAAATACACCCCAACTTATTTGGAACAGCCGATGCCATTATGGTTAATGATGAAAAAATATCGGTGGTGGATTTAAAAACGGGCAAGTGGAAAGTAGAACCCGATGATCCACAATTAAAGATTTATGCTCTTGGAGCTTTACAAGAATTTGGTTCGGAAACTTCTCAAGTAGAAACTACAATCGTTCAACCTAAATTGAAACAGCAAATTAGTACGATTGTGCATGACCTTCATGCGTTGGTTGATTGGGGATTGACCGAACTAAAACAGGCGGCTGAACGCTGTTTTGAAACCGACCCTCAACCCGTTGCTGGTGATTGGTGTCGGTTTTGTCCAGCCAAAGAAAAAATATGTCCAATTTACAACACAGGAGAAAAAAGTGAGTAAGAAAAATAAACAGGAAGAGCCGAAACTAATTATTGATGACAAAGAATATTTGGAATCGGATCTTAATGAACCACAAATCCGTTTATTAAATATGGCTAAATATCTTGAACCACAAATAAGAGAAGTGGAGACAAGGTTGACTGTATTAATAGACCACAAAGACAGATTGATTAACGACTTAAAAATATCTTTAGAAGATGAAGCCGAAGAAGCAACTGTGATTGAAACCAAAACAAAAACTTTAAGTTAAAAATAAACCAAAGGGAGAGAAACATGGCTTTTAAACTTAGCGATATAAAAAAGAAGATTGAGAGAAAACCACCCAGAGTATTAATTCATGGTGTAGCTGGCTTGGGTAAAACCAGTTTAGCCGCATCAATACCTGGTGTGATTATTTTACCGACAGAAGATGGGTTGGCTGGTGTGAAGGATATTGCACATTTTCCATTAGCCAAAACCTATGAAGATGTAATGAGTGCGTTGCATGAATTGGTAGAGAACGACCACGACTATAAAGCCTTGGCGATTGACAGTGTGGACTGGCTAGAACCTATTTTTTGGGCCAAAGTCTGTGCTGATGAAAAGGTCGATGCAGTAGAGAACATTCCTTATGGGCGTGGTTATAAGATAGCTGTGGAACTGTGGCGAAAATACACACAATATCTAAACAGACTACGCAACGAAAAGAACATGGTTATTTTTCAAATAGCACACACCGCTATTCGTACCTTCTATCCGCCAGACAGTGAGAGTTATGACAGATACGAAATAGCTTTGCATAAAGGAGCTAGTGCTTTGTTGCAAGAGCATAGCGATATTGTGGTGTTTGGAAATTACGATGTGAACCTGGTTAAATCTCAAAGCAAGATGGGTAAGCAAGAAAAGCGAGCCGTATCTAGCGGTGAGAGAAAACTATGGACACAAGAACGACCAGCTTGGCTTGCGAAAAACCGTTACGCAATGCCAGAGTCAATAGACTTTAGTTGGGATGCAATACTTAACGGTATGAAAGGAGAAAAATGATGGTTGATGTAACCGATTATTTCGAGGGTGGCTTAGAAGCCGATGATAAAAGTGGTGGTTTTGATAACAGTCCTGTTCCCGAAGGTCATTATCAAGGCAAGATTCTTAATGCTTCACCAGAAGCAAATGGAGAAAATTGGAAAGATCCAGAAGGAGAACATTTATCCATTGAGATAGAAATTGTTAGTAGCGAAAGCAAGGGCAGACATCTTTGGAAGAATATAACTTTGACAGATAAAAATTCCGAGTTTGTCGAATGGGGTAAACAAGACCTAATGCGTTTAATGAACGCTGTGGGGATTGGTTCACTAACTAAGTTTGAACAACTAATTGGAAAGGTTGTTGAGTTTGATGTAGAGATTAATGGCTCTTACAACAACATTAAACGCTGGGCGGTAGCTAAAGAAGAAAGTAAACCCACTCAATCAAATGGTGAGGACAGTTCTTCCGATGAGAAGAACCCCTGGGATTAATTAAAGACAAACGACCTAGCGTTTGTGGAATATGTTTTCGGGGTTGTTCTGGATTAAGTTTCAGAGATCCCAACATTCCCAACGCAGAACCAATAGGAGCATGTAGCATGAACCACCTTGAACATTTAAAACAAGGGATGCGAGGAGACTTAAATAAGCACAAGGAACAGACGTTTGTTGTTCCTGATGATTGTCTTAAATACGCAGTCAAACAAGCCAAACCTTTTATCAAAGAACATGGCCCTCACTTAAACAAGTGGGACAAAAAGACTGTTGATGATTTCGTTAGATTAATAATCCGAGCGTATAAAAAACAGGAGCTAGAAGTACCGTTTTAATGAAAGACGCAAATGATTACTTTCCAGGTGGTCTTGCTCTTTCTGAACATTTACTTTTTCCGAATACGGGGGGAGACATTGCCGACTTAATTCGGCAAATGAATAATGATGGACTTAGAGTAGACGCAGTAGACTTATCTGGTGAGCTTAACCGAGTACCAGTTACCGAGACATTAGGAGCTAGAGCAGACCGTAGTGGTGAACGATCTGGTTATTATGTCTTTCATCAAACTGGCGAATTTAAAGTTTGCGTTTATGGAAATTGGCGTTCTAACTTTTCAGCGAAATGGACTGGTAAAGAAGTTTCAAAACTATCTGCAAGTGAACAAGCTGATTTAGCACGCAGAGTTCAAGAAGCCAATGAACGAGCAAAAGAAGAACGCAAGGAACGCCAAAAAGAAGTAGCGTTAGAATGTCAACAGCGTTATCAAAATGCCAGCTTACTAGAAAAAGAACATCGCTATCTTAAAAACAAACAAATTCAATTAGAGGGATTAAGGGTTAATAATCGCAATGAATTATTAATCCCAATTTACAATGCCGATAATCAAATCATTTCTTTGCAAACCATTTCTCCGACTGGAAAAAAGAAGTTTGCAACCTGTTCACAAGTTAAGGGTGGTTTCTATTTAATTAATTGTGATTTTAATTCCCTAGTAAATCACTCAGAAATATATGTGGCCGAAGGTGTTGCTACTGGTTCAAGCATTGCCGAAGCTACGGGTAAAGGGGTGGTGGTCAGTTTCGCTGCCCCTTTCACTTTAGAAGTGTGCCAGTCTTTACGAACACTAACACAGGCAAAATTTATTTTAGCACTCGACCATGACGATAATGAAGTGGGACAAAAGTGTGCTACCGAAACTGCGAGTGCAGTCAATCATTGCATCACCAAGTTACCACCACAAAAAGGCGATTGGAACGATTTGCATTTAGAACACGGTCTGGATTATATCCGAGACAAATTATTAGAAAGGACTGTCATAGGTATCCGTCAATTTTCAGTCAGAGAACTATCAGATTCTCCTCCAGATAGAATCTGGTTGGTCGATGGTTTAATTCCTATGGCAGTTCCGGGTATCTTAGCGGCCAGTGGTGGTATCGGTAAAAGTATGGAAATGCTTAAACTCTCTATGGCTTGCATTAATGGCGGTCAATGGATGGGTAAAGATGTGACACAGCGAGGGAATGTGGTTTTTATCAATGCCGAAGATGACAGGTCTGAACTACACAGACGCTTGTGTTTAATAGATCCAAACAACCAACGCAAAAATGCCATACACGATTTATTTTGTGTAACTGTTCCTGATTTAAACCAACCCGTTACTTTGGTTAAAGAAGATCAACAAGGATTAAATACAACTGCGATTGCAAATGAATTATTTGAAGAAATTAAAAGTTTAAATCCAACCTTAGTGGTTTTTGATCCCATCCAAGCCTTTATATCAGCTCCCGTTAATTCTAACGAGGTAGGGCAAATATGGGGTCAGTATGTGGCGAGTTTGGCTTCTAAACTAACCTGTAGTGTGGTTTCTATCCACCACATGAGCAAAACCGCTTTGGGTAAAAGTGATGATCCAATGATGATGAGGGCGAGTATTAGGGGAGCATCTAGCCTGGTGGACTCGCAACGCTGGGCGGCTGTTATGTATCATGGCCCAGAGAAAGAAGCTAAGTTTGTGTGTCAACGATACGGTGTGGATTACGATGCGAATAAATTAGTGCGATTTGCGATGGTTAAATCCAATTCGCAAACGGACATGAGAACTAAAACGCTGTTTAGAAAAGATGCGGTTTTGGAATTGTTAGAAGAAACTCGTAATGAGTTTAGTAAGGGAAATCCTTGGGAAGATGAGGAATAAACTAAAACACATTGATTTATTTAGTGGCATTGGTGGCTTTAGTCTGGCTTTTGAAGCAACTCAAAAGATAGAGACTGTGGCTTTTTGTGAAATAGAGGAATATCCGCAGAAGGTCTTGAAAAAGAACTTTCCCGGTGTTCCAATTTATAATGACATTAGGGAGTTAGTAAACAATGGATCAACAAGACCTATTTGGGGAGAAGGAAAGTGGCAAGAAATTGAGTGTGACATCCTCACGGGTGGCTACCCATGCCAACCATTCAGCCAAGCTGGGAAGCGCAAAGGCGAGAAGGATGACCGCCACCTCTGGCCGTTCATGCTTGAAATTATTAAACAGAAAAGACCAAAGTTTATCGTGGCAGAAAACGTTGCTGGTCACATCACATTGGGACTCGACAATGTGTTATTTGACTTGGAAGGCGAAGGCTACTCCGCAAGGGCGGTTGTACTTCCAGCTTCTTCCGTCAACGCCCACCACCGCAGAGATAGAGTCTGGGTTATCGGAAAAGATACTCCCGACTCCAACAACACAGGAGATAGAACATCCCAACGCAGAATTGACACACACAGGGAGGAGATTGTCCAAAGACGGGAAGAGCAGTCACAGTTTAGGGTTAGCGGACACAGTACAGATGTGGCCGACTCCGACAGCTCACTTGTCGAAGGAGGGAGCATATCCAGCAGAGTTCACGAGAAACACTCCAACACTAACAGCGGAAGTACATACGAGGATGTGGCCGACTCCGACAACGGATTCAGCAACGGAGAGGAAGAAGAAGTACGCACAAGGGGGCAAGCCTCTGACGATGGCAGTACAGGAAGCAGAGCTCAAGATGTGGCCGACTCCCCAACACACAGATCATCTGGCAAATCAAAGCGAGACTCTAGAGGCATGGGAAAAGAGAGCCAAGAAGAAAAAGGAGCAAGGAATAAATCTACAATTCGCTCTAAGACACGCAATACAGATGTGGCCGACACCAGCACACTCGGACAATCGAGACAGGGGGAACTTATCGACTCCAGTGATCAAAAGACGCATGAAGAAGGGGAAACAACTGAACCTTTCGATGGTGGTTTCGGAGAAATCAGGAGCTTTGAATCCTACCTGGGTGGAAGGTCTGATGGGGTATCCGCATGGGTGGACAGATCTTGGGAACGAGACATAGATCGAGTCACCGCCAATCCAAAGAACAGAGCCAATCGTTTAAAAGCACTCGGTAATGCCATCGTACCACAAGTGGCGTACTGGATTGCTTTAGCTATTTTGGGAGAGGAAGATGAGTAAAGGAAGCGACTACCGACCTTTCAATAAAGAGAAGTTTAATAAAAACTTTGAACGGATATTTAAGAAGAAAAAGTCAAAGAAGAAAACGGGAGAAAGGAGTGGGGATTAAAATATTGCATGGCAACTGCTTAGACAGACTTAAAGATTTGGAAGATCAATCTATTAATACTTATATTACTTCTCCGCCTTATTGGGGTTTGCGTGATTATGGAACTGCTGAATGGGAAGGTGGGGATAGTGAGTGTGATCATTTAGGCCCACCATTAACGGTAAGACATGGTTTTAATGAGAGATATTTTGATAAAAAATCTAAGACTGGTAATAAGCAAGATGCCCTGCGTGAGATTTTTAAAAATCAATGCGGCAAGTGTGGTGCAGTCAGAAAAGACAGTCAGCTTGGTTTAGAAGAAACACCAGAAGCATTTGTAGAGAACTTGGTTGAGGTATTTAGAGAAGTAAAACGAGTGTTGCGTGATGATGGGACAGTTTGGCTTAACTTGGGTGATACATATTCAGCTACTAGATGGAGTAATACACCAAGCACTACAGGGGTAAGTCAATCCCATAGCGATATAGTTTTGCAAAAGAAAACAAAATTGCCAGACAAAAACTTAGTTGGCATACCCTGGCGAGTAGCCTTTGCTCTACAAGCTGATGGCTGGTATCTAAGACAAGACATCATCTGGCATAAACCCAACCCCATGCCAGAGAGTGTGACAGATCGTTGTACCAAGTCGCATGAATATATCTTCTTACTGAGTAAGAACAAGAAGTATTACTATGACCATGAAGCGATTAAGGAAGATTGCATTGGCAAAGACGAGCGCCAATGGGCGGACACATACGATAAGGTGGGATCAGCAGTACAAGGAGACACTAATGCTGGGATTAAAAGAACAAAAAGATACTCTAAAGATGGCACTTTTAAAAGAAACAAACGCTCGGTGTGGACAGTCACCACCAAGCCATTTAAGGGAGCTCACTTTGCAACCTTCCCAATGGATTTAATAGAACCCTGTGTGTTGGCTGGTTGTCCTGTGGGTGGTGCAGTCTTAGATCCATTTGGTGGTTCTGGAACTACAGCTCAAGTAGCCAATGCTCACAACAGAGACGCAGTTCTGATTGAACTGAACGAAGAATACATCGAGATAGCGAAGAAAAGATTAGCTCCTGGTGGCGATTTGTTTACTGAAATTGAGGTACTTTAATGCACAATCTAGGTCGATTCATGCACCTAGATTGTTATTTAATGCACAATCCAGGTGCTTATATCCTATTAACTAATTATCCTACATTAAGGAGCAAGCACGCCACGCTTTTAGCGTGGGCGTGCTTTGTAGCGAGGGCGTTGTGAAGGTGGTGGGGTGAAACAGTATGTGTGGATGGTGGTGGGAGTGCCTGGGGATGAGGAGAACTCGGCTCTAGTGAGGGCGGAGTTTGTGGCGAGGTACTCTGATTTTCGGAGCATGAAGCGGATATTGTGGAAGGAGTGGTTCAAAGCGAGGGTGGGTCGAACTGATTTATCGCCTGCGGAGAAATTGGTTTTGTGGGTGCTGGTGGACAGATGGCGATTGGCGAGTTGGAGCGTGAGGGACAGTATTACTTATTTGGCAAAGGCGACAGGGATGCACCGAAATACGGTGAAGCGAAGTGTGGATAGGTTAATGGACAAAAATATCGTAATATATACGAGTGAAAATGCGTTGCGGTTGCCTAAAGCTGGTGAACGCACTCATTTTCTATTGGTTGGGTTAGGTTTTGAGTTAAATAAACGCATAAATAAGTAATAAAATAGAGGGAGTGGATAATTTAAAAGACTATGATTAATTTTTGGTTAGAAGCAAATAATGTTGATTATATAAGGGTTTTCAGAGCCTTTAATGTACTGGTTGGGAAAATTTTAAAAGGTTTTTTCCACACTTTAAAGGGGGGGAACGACAGTTCAAACCACCAAACCAGTTCAGACCAAACCAGTTCAGCAAACTTGAACCAGTTTTGGTTCAGCCAAACCGAAACTAAGTCTCGGTTTTCAAGTTAAGCCAGTCCGAGTTTAAGTATGGGTAGAAAAAGAATAGAAATAGATCCAAAGAAAGTAAGAGAACTAGCATCAAGGGGTTTAGGGCCAACGCAGATCGCCAGAGCTTTAGGCGTTTCATGGCACACCATAGACAAAAATAGAAAAAGATCTAAAGAATTTAATGAAGCGATTGAAAATGGAAAAGCCGAAGGATTGGCCGAAGTTACTAATTCATTATTTGAATCTGCTAACTCTGGCAATGTAACAGCTCAAATCTTCTATTTAAAAAACAGAGACACCAGTAATTGGATGGACAGAGTAGAAACGAACCATACTCTTTCTATCGGTTCTGCCCTGGATAATGCAAGATTACGCACCGAAAATGCACCAGCTAAAATAATTCAAGGCGAAGTAGTAGATGAACAAAGGGTTTCAGCTAAACGAGCCAATGATAAAAAATCACTCGAACCACCAAAAGACGCATGAAGTCTCTCTCCCCACCCTCAATGGCTTCACGATTAGAGAATGTCTTTTACCGTACTCCAGGGGTTTTATATTCTCTAATCACCCCCCCCTTCAAAAAAACTTTGGGGGTATATTTTTGTTAGGGGATAACTAAATTTTTTATATTTTTTTTAATGAAGGATGAAGCAATTATTTTTTTGGTTAATGTTGTGCCTATTACCCTTATTTTTTTGTATTTTTATTTTTTTTAATCATGGTAAGGAAATCCACCATCAGACAAGTATCAGTGAGAGATTTATCTCGCCACCGCTACAAGAAAACAAGCATTGGCAATTCAAAGAACAGTTTTGGAGCTGGTCAAAACAAAAGGGATGACAGAAAAAAATATAGAGGACAAGGAAAATGAACTTTTACCAATTCTTACTAAACAACCAAGAAAGAGATGATAAGTCAGGGGATTTTTGCAAACACGCACTAGATGATTGTAACTATCCATCTGACAAACCGTTTATAGAACAGTTAAAATACCTAGAAGAACAAAACGCACCCGTTTCAGCTTTGGATGCGTTTGTGCATACTTACAAAGCATGGAAAGACAGGCACGAATTACAAGAGGAAAAATGTTTGTTTGTAAGAAATAGTGTATTTTTAAGAAGGGCAGAAAAACAATTTTTTAAAGGTGAGAAATGGGAGTATAAAAATGAAGGATAAATTTTTCAAAGACAACGAAGAACTGTGCAAAGCACTAACAGGGAAAAGTCTAGCCGAGATTGAGAAGGAGTTAGAACCCACCACAAAAGAACATGAAATACACAGCTAAACAAGAAGAAGAATTAATGGCGGACATTTGGACTGCCAACATAAAAGACGACCCCCTCAACTTCGTTAAATACATATTCCCCTGGAATCAAAAAGGCACTCCCCTCGAAGGATTTAATGGCCCTCGCAAATGGCAAGCCAAAATACTAAGAGACTTGGCTAACCACATTCAAAAGAACGCTGGCAAGTATGACCCCAATATGTTTCGCTTGGCAGTTGCATCAGGTCGTGGCATTGGTAAATCCGCATTGGTCGCATGGCTAATTCTGTGGGTACTATCAACTCGTCTCGGAGCGACTGTGATTGTAACTGCCAACACCGAGCAACAGCTTAGAAGCAGAACATGGGCCGAACTCGGCAAGTGGCTCACGCTTGCCATCAACGGACACTGGTTTCACAAAACCGCCACCACCATTAAACCGATGGATTGGTTTGAAGAAAGTTTAAAAAAAGACCTACAAATAGACACAGGCTATTACTACGCACAAGCTCAATTATGGTCGGAAGAAAACCCAGACGCATTCGCTGGTGTCCACAGCAATTACGGAGTGTGTTTAATTATGGATGAAGCGTCAGGTATTCCAGCACCCATCTATTCCGTAGCCGAAGGCTTTTTCTCCGAACCCACCGAAAATAGGTTCTGGTTTTCTTTTTCCAATCCACGCAGAAATCAAGGGCCATTCTACGACAGCTTTCACGGAGCTAGGTCGTTTTGGAACACCTTGCAAATTGACAGTAGAACCGTAGAAGATACCGACAGCAAAGTATTCCAGCAGATGCTTGAACAGTACGGGGAAGATTCTACGGTAGCCAGAGTGGAAGTGTTGGGTGAATTTCCGAAGTCAGACGATGATACGGTAATTCCGATAGACTTGGTAAAAGCAGCGATTGACCGAGATGTGTCTTTAACCACCGAACAGCAGATTATTTGGGGGGTGGATGTGGCCCGTTTTGGCGGTGATAATTCCGCACTTTGCAAACGTCAAGGGAATACCGTCTTGGAAATAAAAACGTATAAATCAATGGACTTAATGCAATTATGTGGTGCGGTTAAATCCGAGTACGACAATGCCACTTTTGAAAACAAGCCACAGGAGATTTTAGTGGATGTGATTGGCTTGGGAAGTGGGGTGGTGGATAGGTTGCGAGAATTGAATTTGCCTGTGCGTGGCGTGAATGTATCGGAAGCTCCAGCCGTAAATAAAAATTATTTAAACCTTCGTGCTGAATTATGGTTTAAAATTAAAGACTGGTTGGTACAAAGAGATTGTAGATTACCACCCGATGATGATTTAATGGCACAATTAATATCACCGAGTTATGAATACACTAGCTCTGGTAAGGTAAAATTGGAAAGTAAGGAGTCCATGAAAAGAAGGGGCATAAAAAGTCCTGACAAAGCAGACGCACTGGCACTAACAATGGCTTCAGATGCCGCCAGCTTTTCAAGTTCTCACTCATTTAGTGGTTATACATTTAAGAAACCTCTGAAAAGCCGAATTATACGGATTAGTTAATTAACAGGAACAGTCAATGGCAAAGAAATACGAAAAAAAAGAACTTGAAGAAGAACACGAAGAATTAGAGGAAGAAAATCAACAAGACGAAGTTGATTTAGAACAATTACAGGGTGTTTTAAAAGGTGAGCTAGACGATGCTCAAGACTTTATTGATGCACTTGGGGAAGATAGAAACAAAGCCACCCGTTATTACTTGGGTGATGAACCAGCCAGCAAATCTAATTTACAAAGCGAATTTATCTCCACCGATGTCAGGGATTCGGTGCTGTATATGATGCCCTCACTCATGCGTACTTTTTTTGGTACGAAAAAGGTGGTGGAGTTTGTTCCCACTGGCCCAGAGGATATTCCTTTGGCCGAACAGCAAACCGATTACATTAACTATGTAATCCAAGAAAAGAATCCCGGTTTCCATGTTATGTACGATGCGTTCAAAGACGCATTGGTTAGAAAGAC